AATCGCTCGACTGGAAAATGCGCTATCGCGTGCGCTCGCACGCGGTGTCGCTGGCAACGGAAAAGGTCGGCCTGTTCAAGTATTCTGCGGAGCTTGCGCCGGACGTGAACAGCACGATTGACCGGCATCAATCGAGCTTCGATGCGATGGTGGAAACGATGCACAAGCGCGGCACGCTGCGCGCCAAGTTGCGCCACTACGTCAAGGCGATCAGCGACACCACGCCGGCATTGATCGATCCGCCGCCGGCTGATGCGCCGGTCGAAGAGTGGATCGAGTACCGCGAAGGCTTGCTGCAATCGGACACGCCGGGGCTGCGGCCGTTCATCCGCGAGGCCGACCGCATGATCGCACGGTTGCGGCACTCTCCTGCCGGCCGCCTTTAACGATCCCCGGTAAGTATTTGCGCCCTTCCGGCTTTTGGCATAGTGTCCCCCGCTGTGGCGCTGGGCTGCGGTGCCGTCCGCGCCAGCGAAGCGCGGGGCAATCATGTTGATTCACGATCTCTCGTGGTCCGAAGCTGGCTTCGAAACGAAAGCCATTGCCGACGGTGCCGACCGTGCGTCGTTCACCGGAATCGCATCAACCGCCGAGCGTGATCGCGCTCGCGACATTATCGCGGCCGGCGCGTTCGGCAGCATCACGCCGAAAAAGGTCAAGATGTTTCGCGACCACAACCGCGAGCACCTGATCGGCGGCTGGCAAAAATTCGAACAGGACGGCAAGTATCTGAAGGTCGAAGGCGCGATTTCGCTTTTGACCGACAAGGGCCGCGAGACTCACGCCCTGATGAAACAGGGTTTCCTCGACGGGCTATCCGTCGGCTTCATGATCGAACCCGGTGGGGCCAGCTGGGACGACAGTAAACAGGTCCGCACCATCAAACGCGCATCGTTGATCGAATGCAGCATCGTGTCGCTGCCGGCCAACGAAGGCGCGACGGTGAGTTCGGTCAAGAGTCTTTCCCGCGAGCAAACGCGGGACTGGCTGCACGACAACGGCTGGAGCGACGCCGACGTCGAAAGCGTTCTGCGCAAAGGATTCGGCGAGCACCGCCGAATCGATATAACCGAGATAGATGGATTCAAGGCATCGGACGGCAGGGACTCCGACGATGAACGACTCACCGCCTTGGCCGTGGAGCTAAAGGCACTCCTGCACGACGTCAGAGAAAGGCGCGTCCCATGACCATCGAGGAAACCGTACAGACGTTGTTGAAGGACGTGCAGGCGGAAGTGAAAAAGCAAAGCGAGGCGCTGGCAACGGCCGACGCCGCGCGCGCTTCGACGTTCGAAGAGTTGAAAAAAGATATTGCCAACGGGTCGAAGACGCACACCGAAACCGAGGCCAAGCTCGACCGCATCGTGAAAGAGGCGGCCGAGCACGTGGCCCAGCTGCAAGGCTTGCAAGAGGCCATCAACTCGCTGTCGAAGAAAGTTCAACGCCCCGGCGGCGGCGATGAAAAAGACACGATGAAGGAACAGGCCGTCGCCTTGCTCGAAACCAAGCACTATGCGCGGGTGACGAAGCGCGGCGGCGACCATCCGTTCTCGTACACCGACGATCAGGTGACCGAGGCCGGCATCGCGATCAAGGCCATGCGCAACCTGATGCACTGCACGAACATTTCCGAGTTGCCCGACGACCAGCGCAAGGCGTTGTCGTCGTTCAATCTGGGATCAACCGGGTTCTTCCTCGCGCCGGAAATGTCGAGCACGATCCTATCGTGCATCGAAGACGTCACCGACATTACCGGGTTGATGGCGAACATCACGATCAGCGGGCCGTCGGTCAAATTCATGGTCGACAACGAAATTTGGGACACGGCGGCGTGGGCTTGCGAGTCGCAGTGTTTCGCCAACAACCCGACGCAGCAAATCGGCGAGGGGCTAGGCGAAGTCGAAATCAAGCCGGAGTCGCTGCGCTATATCGTCTGCACGTCGCGGGACTTGCTGGAGGACGCGAACGTCAACATCGAGTCGTGGCTGTTGCAGAAGGTGAATCGCGCTTATCGCAATCAGATCTCGCAAGCCATCGTATCGGGTGACGGCGTCGGCAAGCCGCTGGGGTTGCTGCGCTCCGGCATTCCGATCTGCGACACCGGCGCGGGCACGCCAGCTGCGCAATTCACGTGGCAGGATCTGGTGCTGCTGAAATACACCGTCCCGCAGAATTTCCAGGGACCGGGCGGTGCCTACCTGATGAATCAGAACACGTTCGGCTTGACGCTCACCATGTCGGACGCCATGGGGCGGCCGATCATGATCGCCTCGCCGCTGGTCGCCGGGCAATACATCGTCGCCGGCTCGCCGGTCGTGATCGCCAATCAGATGCCCGACGTGGTCGCGGGCGCAACGCCGGTCGCATACGGCAACTGGCAACAGGCTTATATGGTGGTCAACCGCAAGGCGGTCACCATGCAACAGGATCCCTATTCGGCGGGCTTCTGCGTGCTGTTCAAGTTCGAAGCACGAATCGGCGGTGCACCGATCTGCCCGAACGCCGCTCGCCTAATGCGGATCGGCTAATCGGCGCACACTCGAAACAGGAGGCTAACCCATGACCATTAGCGCAGCCGGCACGGTGCTGGCGTACAACGTCGCCTCGCCGAAGTTCGCCGACATTGGCGTGGGCCACGCCTATGCCATCATCCTGTCGAACCAGACCGCCGCCGATATCACGACCGGCACGTTCACCGTCGAGGGTGCCGACGCATCGGCGAACGATCCATGCGTGCCCGGCACGTTCGCCCCGCTAAAGGTCGAGCCGGAATGCTCGCCGCCGCTGGGAACAGCGGCACCTAATGCGGTGATCACCGTGGACGCGCAAAACCCGATCAAGGCGCATTCGCAATGCGCGTTCGCGGTCGCGTGTCCCAAGCAATTCGTGCGCGTCGCCGGCACCGCCGGCACGCTCGACATTCTGGCAGTGGTGACGCGGTTGAAGCGCACCGGGATGTGAGGTCGCGATGGTATCCGCAGCGGGCACGGTGCTGGCGTACAATGTGCTGTCGCCCAAGTTCGCCGACATAAGCCCGGGCATTGCCTACGCGCTGGTGCTGGCGAACCAGACGGCCGGCGATATCACGTCCGGCACCTACACGGTGCAGGGTGCCGATGCGTCGCCGAACGACACGTGCGTGCCCGGATCGTGGGCACCGCTGCAAATCCTGCCCGAGTGCTCGCCGGTGCCGGCGGTGGCGTCGAAACAGGTCAACGCAGCGGCCATCGTTGCCGGCGGTGCCAGCTATGCCGTCGGCCATACGATCAGTCTGGGCAACGGCGTGGTGCTCACGGTCGCAACCGTGAACGCGGGCGCGGTGACCGGGGTGACGATTGCCAACCCGGGCAGCATCACCGGCACGGCACCGGTCAATCCGGTCGCCCAGGTGTCGAGTTCGGGCGGCGGCACTGGGGCCACGTTCAACTTGACGTGGGTGGACGTCGCCGACGCCTCGATCACGTTTTCGGCGCAACGTCCGCTCAAAGCGCACTCGCAATGCAGCATCGCGGTGGCGTGCCCGAAGCAATTCATTCGAATTTTCTCGCAGGGTGCCACCTCGCTCGACTTGATCGCGGTGGTCACGCGCCTGCGGCGCAGCGGCATGTGATGAATGTTCTATTCGACCGTGGCACCGTCACCCCGCAACCGGTCCCCGGCAAGGCGGCGCGCATAGTATTTCGCGGGCAAGGTGCAGCCCGATTCCGCTTGCAGCACACCCGCGATCTCGACGGCGTGCCCGACGAATTGTCGTGGTGCGAGGTGTCGAACCTGTCGAACGGGCGGGTGGTCGATCCGGTCACGCTGGTCGACAAGGTCGCCGGCACGGTGCGCGGCGGATTTCTGGTCGATCAGGTCGAGGGCGACGCGGAGGTGATCTATCGTCGGCACATCGCCGATTGGCTTCGGGTGCTGCCATTCGAGGATAGCGACGAAGCCAGCGAACAGGATTGCGCCGGCTACGTTGTAGAGGTGGAGGCCATGCGGTGACTCTGTTGGTTCGCATCGTCACCGACGCGCCCGTGCGGTATTCGCTCGACAACGGAATCAGCGTTACCGAATACTCGCCGGGCGAGGTCTACGCGGTGCCGGACTTCGCCGGGGCCAACATGATCAAGCGCGGATGGGCCAAACAGGTGAAGCCGGAAGATCTGGACAAGCCGAAAGACGAAGAACCGGCGGATGATGTGGTGATGGACTTGCGAGGGATCAAAGCAAAGGAAGGTGAGTCATGATGACTTCGCGTTGTTTCGGACCATG